CTGGTATTCCTCATCCGAAATCTTCTTGCGGTGTTTGTACTCCTCTAAGGCTTTAAATATCGCCCGTTCTTTCTTTAACTCCGCTTCTCTGCGCTCACGAATCTTGGCATTTGCCCGTTCCTTTGCTACATCTACCGCTTCCTTCTGAACATCCTCGATGTTCTTACCAATCTCTCGCCCAGCCTCACGCCCAGTCTTAAGCCCCTCGCTGATCCCCTTGGCACCAGCCGATAACCCGAGTTCGTCTGACATGATTCAATTTACTCACCCCAGAGCTTTGTACCACCCTTAGGTACAGAAGTAGCCCAAACAGATACAGATTGTTTAGGAGTAGATAAATCAAACCCACAGTCATTGCACTTTTGTGCGGCAAGCTCAGCCTCATCCACATCCCGCCCACAGTTAGGGCAAAGGACTTCAACCATATGACGGCACACTTTGGTACCGTCTTCTAACTTAATTGCTGGGTTTTCTGAAATCATATTAATTCCTTTTTATTTAAACCAGGGCCCAACCATCCAAGTCACAATTGACCTTCTAATACCTTTTGTAACGGGTTCCACACCGTGCATCATAAATGACGGGAACACTAAACATGTGCCGGGGTCTTGAGGTGGATATATTTTTTCGTGACCATTTTGTAAGAATAACTTGCCGCCCTCAAAGTCATTATTAAGAAACATAAGCACCGTTAATTTACGTGTTTCTTTATCGTCTGGTCTTATAAATGTATCTACGTGTGCCTTATAGTGACCATCTTTGTCGTACTTAAGATAATCGGTTTGATTGGAGTGGGTTACGTCAAACTTCCAAGCTTGTCGATTAGCCGCCATCCCCATACCAGCCATGGTTGCACCAATACCACGATATGAAGGTAAAGTAACTTTTTTTACATCACGAATTTCTTTGTTAATCACTCCGTTAAGACCTGTGCCAATCTGCGCATCGTCGCCATGTGTCTGTATCTCAAGACTCTCAATTAGTTTTTTAGCCGCTTCAGGAGTCATGGCATCAGAAAAATACCAGTAAGTATAGTCTGGTTCAGTATGGTGAGAAAGTTTAGGTCGCTTGTCGTACTTCCATTCAGTGTGTGGACCATCAGCATCTACATAATGCAAAAATACTTGGGCTTGCCATTTACCTTCTTTATACGGCTCACGCCAATGGTGCTTATCACACCCACGGTATAAGACTGCATCGCCCACTTCCATCATTATCTTAGAGGCATTGGCACCACCCTCATCACCCATATAGATAGGCCAAGGATCACCCTCAAATCCAAGGGTTAGGGTAGCGCTGATTTCACAAGCCGGACGATCCGTGTGGATCTTTAACTCTTCGCCGGGAGAATACAGACGAGCGTAAGCGTAGGTGGGGTAAAGTTTCTTACCGAACGCAGTTTCAAAGTTAGGAAGAAGTTGCTCTAATAAAAAGTCAAAAACGAATGCTCCATGAACGGCTTCGGATAGTGGGCACTGCGGATCTTTAACTGCTTTACCTTGTTCAATTAATTTGTGTAGTTCAGTTACAAGTTGTGTGCAATTTTCTTTATCTAAAAAATCTTGTAGATGTACATATCCTTGCGAGTTAAAAATATTAATTTGTTCACACATTTTAACTCCTTAGTTAGTATTGAGAAGTTTTTTCTAAATCTAATTTTCTGTTTTCATAACTAGGAGATGACGGAGTGCCATAGGGAGTATTTTTACCATCATAAAAATCAATTACATCTCCATTAATATCTCGTAACGCAAATACACAGTACCAAAGAGTTTTATCTTCTAGAGCTTCAAATGTGTGTCTATGCTCTTTTTTAATAACAATAAATGTTGGAGCACTAAATTCTTTAGGTGGAAATCCATCTACAGTTACTTTAACTTTCCCACTTACGAGCAAACTTACATGGTCAAAATCATGTTGGTGACCAGCATGCTTGTCACCTTGACACTTTAAAAAATTTTGCCGTACCCAAATATTTCCAAAATATCCTAGTTCACCATTCATGGCAAAATTTCCACAGGAGTTAAAGGAGGTTCTACATCCTTTGGCTTTTCACTAATAACTCCATTTTTGTAATACCAATAGTCTTCAACACAATCATCTGGGCAATTAGTCCAGTACAGCGGTTCAGCAACATCAAAAATTTTATCATCTGATTCTACTTGAGCCACTCGTACACAACCGTCAATTGTTGAATATACGGGTTCCCATATATCTGTTTGTGGGTTTTTAACCCAACTTGAAATCCAAGTCCAAGAAGAAACTTCATTAGGAGAAATAAGTGCTTTCATTAATAGAACTCCTCAACAATAACAATACCTGCGCCACCTGCGCCACCAGTAGCGCTGCCCGCTGTGCCACCCTTCGCAGATCCAGTTCCGCCGCCTCCGTAAAGCTGGCCTGCCGTTCCGTTTACTAACGGGGCTCCGTTAAATGGACCCCGTATACTAAAGCCACCAAAAGCAAATGCACCAGCACCGCTAAAACCCGTATCATAAATATCGGCACCATTACCTGCCCTACCAAAACCTGTACCACCTGAAACATTTATAGTACCACCTGACCCCGTCCCCCCGGCGGCGGTAGCTTCTATAGGAGCGGGACCAGCTGTAGCACCATTAGTACCCCCAGTAGCACTAACGAGCGGGCCAAAAGACGAGGTTTTAGAGGGAGCGGTACCAACAGTCACTGATATTGGACCCGGAACTGCTGGAGCATCAAGGTACCGAATAGCCCCACCTCCTCCTCCACCATTCCCACCCCCACTAGTATAGGCCGGTTGAGGAGTATTACCTCCATTACCACCCGCACCAATCACTGTGACTTTTATTGCTTTAAGCCCTGCGGGCTTTGTCCAAGTAGCAGGAGAAGTATAGGCCGTCATTATATAGTCACCACCTGCAGAAATTGCTTGAGATACAAAAACTGAACCATCTGATGTTAGTACGTTACCTGCTGTACCAGCTGCGGTTATACCTGTACCACCACGACCCACCGCTAAGGTGCCTGAAGAGATATTACTAGCATTAAGACTGGTTATATTAGCGCCAGAAAAAGCAGCTGAAGAAGACCCAGTACCGCCGTTGGCAACAGGGAGAACACCAGCCACATTGGTTTGCAAGTTTGCATATGTGGTTGAAGTTGATCCAGTACCACCATTAGCAATAGGTAAAGTTCCACTTACATTAGACTGTAAGTTTGCAAATGTGGTTGAAGTTGAACCCGTACCGCCGTTAGCAATTGGAAGAGTTCCAGTTACATTAGTCTGTAGGTTTGCGTATGTGGTTGAAGTTGAACCTGTGCCGCCTGAAGCAATAGGTAACGCAGACCCAAGAGTTAATGAACTTAAATGAGTGACTGCGTCTACAACTCCAGTACCTGTACTATATACCCACATTGTTTTAGCAGTAGGTACAGTAACAGTTGACCCCGATGCGTTTTTAACAACTACAGCGCCTAGTGACCCGTTGTTAACAAGATACAGTTTTTGAATACTAGGAACAGTCAAATTAAAGCCGCCACTACCACCTATATTAAGACGTAACGCACGGGCGTTTTGCGCTGCATTAGTATCGGTTAAAGAAAGAGTAGTGTCACTACTAACAGTAACGTCAACCGAACCAGTAATAGCCTGTTCAATGGCTATTCCTAAATTGTCGTTAGTTACGTTGCCCCAGGTTCCCGAGTTTTCCCCGGTCGCCATGAGCTGAATTTTAAGATTACTATATGTACTTGCCATTTATTGCTCCTAAGCCGCTATCGGCGTCCAATTTGGTGTTTGCGAAGTATCAATCAAGCCCCAGACTAGGGGTCTAGAAACCCGACCTACTGCACTCACACCCGTTAAGTATACGTTAGCGTCGCTGTTTACGGCAACACTACCAACAGAAACTGTACCTGCTACCCCGGTTACCGTTACGGTAGCTTTACCCTCTACTTCTACTTCGCCAAGCCCCATCGTACCAGCCACGCCGGTCACATTAACTACTGCTTTTCCTGATACTTGAGCAGTGCCAATTTGCCCTGTTCCAGTTACGCTAGTTGGGAAGACATTAGCTTTAGCATCTACTTCTTCTTCACCTAAGGCGCCCTCGGCTTGAACCCCCGTTACGAACACGTTAGCGTCAGCAGAGATATTTGCCGTACCTATTTCACCTGTGCCAAATACGCCTGTAACTACAACATTAGCCTTAGCGTCAATCTCTACAGTGCCCTCAAACGCAGGGGCAGCTATGCCGGTAACACCGTGATTTGCACCAGCATCAACGGCTACACCACCTGTCTCACCCGTCCCTGCTACGCCGGTTACAAATACTTTATTAACCGTACGTTGTTCTACTTGACCTAATTCGGTAACTCCTTCAACCCCGGTCAAATCTACATTAGCTTTGGCATCTATTTCTACATCACCAATAAATCCACTAGCTTCTACACCTGTAGCATCTACGTTAACCTTAGCGTCTATCTCTACGTCACCAATAAACCCAAAAGCTTCTACGCCTGTAACAGATACATTAGCTTTGGCGTCAACTTCTGCGTTTCCAACTTCTCCGGTACCAAATACCCCGGTGAGAACAACATTACCTTTAGCATCTACTTCTACAGTACCAACTTGTCCAACGGCAGTTTCGCCGGTTACAGGGGCGTTAGCATCTGCATTTACTTCTTCTTCGCCTAATTGACCGGTTCCTTGAACCCCAGTGACGTTTACATTTGCCTTAGCATTTACTTGGGCTGTTCCTACTTCACCGGAAGCACTTACTCCTGTTACAGAAACGGATGTAGCAGTTGTTACATTGCCTACAAATCCAGAAGCACTTACCCCTGTTACGTTAACCGAAACAGAGATTGAACCTTCGCCCCAGGCCCCTACCCCCCAGGGACCTTCACCCCAATTGGCACCTGCCATATGCTATTAAGCGATACGGATAATTGCGTTACTAGCATCAAACGTTGGGAAAATGATAGTGAAGTCACCTGCAGTAGATGTCTTATCACCACCAAAGTCCAACACGCATACAGCTGCGTTAGTTAATGAAGCGTTAGCATTGTCATTAGCCGAAGGTGTGGTGTTATAAATCAAAGCGCCACGAGCTGTTGTAGTAACGTTTGAGAATGTCAAATCGCTAAAGTCAGTAAAGCCTGTGCCAGCAGTAGAGTTAGTATTTGTTGTACCAACACCAGTGTTAGTCAAAGCTTCACCACCGGCAGTAACGCCAGAAGCCTCGTTAGAAGCAGAATACGTAGTAGTATTTGCGTCCAAAGAAGCAGATGATGTGTACAACGCTAGTTTGAAAGTATCGGCACCAGCTTGGGCTGATGGACGAAAATCGTGAACACCAAGCAAAAGCTGGGCTTTAAATGATGTGCACATCGCTTGAGTAATAGCCATTTGAAACTCCTATTCGTTCAATAAAAAAGTTAGCTCAGGATGACCAGCTT